TGTGATAATGAATAATGTAGCTACCATCATCTTTTTGTATAAGCGCGGCTTCCATTAGATATTTCAAGCGTTCAGGAACTTTTTTATAGAGTAATATCGAATTGTTATGATGACTAGAATTATCTGCAGCATAATCTGGATCGGTAACCAATTCTTGCAACAATAACATTTGCTCCAATGGGAATTCCGTTCCGTGCTTTTCTAAGATTTTCGCTAAACTCTTACCGGTTACTTGTACATATTTTAGCAACTCTTCAGTTCCCTTTACGTTTGGCAATTGTCCGATTGTATAGCTCTCCGCAAGGCTTCGTTCGATACTTTTGTAAGGTAAGTTCCCTTTTGATATATCATCCCACAAATCAGCAAGATCATCTCTTAACTTTTCAAAGTCATGGTCATAAGCTTTGATATCACCATTCAATTCTTCTTCATCAGGTATCACACCAGACCGGCAATTAAAATGAAAAGGTGGAGCATTTACTCCTGCTTGCATTTCATCAATCAAATATCGCTTGTCTTCTGCGTGAATTCTTTTGCAAATTTCAGTTGTCCTATTGTCCAGATGAACCAATATTCGATAGTATTTAAGCCCCGCATCCTTGTATCTCTGGATAGCAGAACGATTGACAATCATCGTCCCGTCTGTCCTGACAAGTGTTTCAGCTCGACTGTTGGCTACTTTGTATTTTTGCGCTAAATCTCTAGCCATCGTTCGCGGGTGATCTCCACGAACAAAGCCAACCTTCAGGACTTTTTTTAAATCCTTCACTAGATTGTCTGTATTACCCCACAATTGCTGACTGTAGTTATAACCGTTAAAAGGTGTTTTGACTAATTCTTTTAAAGCTGGCTCGTTGATTGCACCAACTCGGCCGCTCATAGCCTTTTTATAGCCCATGAGAGCCATTTTTTGTAAATAGCTTTCAAACTTATCAGCAATAAGTCCTCGCGCAACTCCCGCACGAAAAAACATATCTATTTGTAGAGCATCTAATCTTGTCGCTCTAGCCGATGCATATTGTTCATTCAGCCTCTTAAGCAATTCTGGATCTTTCTCGGCCTGCTCACGATACTTTCTGGCGTTCTCTCGATAATCTGACAGGTCAGTGCCTTTTAAGCGCTGTAGTGCCTCCTGATAACTCATAGAACCATTTTCAGAATACTTGCTGACAAAGTCATAAAAGGCTTTTTGCATTTCGTTAGCTTGCTCTTGATAGACTTTGTTTAATTCTCCAAAAAAATCAATATCTTTCCGGTCTAGATAGCGAAAAATTTCATCTGAGCGCCCTGACCAGTAATCAAGATGGTTTTGGTTCAACTTCTTGCTCATCATCGACCACCTCATCTACTGGATTTAACCGTGGTTCAGGCTGTTCTAGGGCTTCCTGCTCCTTCAAACGTTCCAGTTCATCTGCAGCGTCCACTCCCGTAACTTGATTCAATAACTCAAAAATCGTCTGGTCACTAACAATTCCGTACAATGACTTAATCATTTCAACGATTTCTTTTTCGTTCTGCGGAACATTCGGACTAAAGACCACAGAAGTTTCGTTGATGAGTTCGTATGCTGTATTTTCATTTCCTTGAATCGCCCAAATATTGACAGCCAATCGCAAGCGACGCATAAGGCCTGCTTCGAATAGGTCTTCTTGTTGTTCTCGATAATTATCACTAGCCATAAGCTTGTACTTCATCGATTCGCCAGATTGCGTGCCTGAGAAGTTGTTATCAAGTGTGTCGGGTGTGAATGTAAAGCGTAAAATATCATTTACAAGACGCTGCTTGTATGCCTCCGCACCTTTACTATCATACGACTTGATTAAATAACTCGCATCTGGATTAGCTCCGCCTGGGTTTGGATTGTCATCCAAAATGAGGACTTGCGCTTTCTTGTAAGCCTGCGACACATACAAACGACCGTTTGGATTGATTCGTCCATCTTCCAAAAAGTCATTTTCTTCCACTCCTGTGTATGGATTTCCTTTAATCATCAAGATGGCATCGTTGCTATTTTGCTGGAAATTGGCAAGCTCAGACTGCGATAAGTCGTATGCATCGATGTTGTCCAAAACTGACTCATAAGAACCTAAGCGGTCCTCGTTGTTGCTGTACTCATTGACTGGCACGGCTTTAAAATAATGTTCTTGCTCGTCCTTGAGCGCCATTTTATTGCTGTCTGTGGACTTCCACTCGTAACTGTAGATACGATCTGCGGTATAGACTTTAATAATCGTCTTACGCTTGCTATCTCCATAATCTACATCATAGTAATTCACGGCCATGAGCGAGTTTTGCTCGTAGGTATCGTCATAAATAACAAAGGTCTGTTCTGGATTCAACTTGTACAGCTTAACCCAAGCTTTACCGTCTCGATTTGTAACTGTCAAAAGCTCGTAAGCACGGCCATACACACACAAGTCTTTTTTGATGGAAGAGTTGTGTTTTTTCTCGTTATTTTTAGCGGAGAAGTCTTTGATGTTATCGAGAATTATTCCATTTTCATTTTTATACTCAACCGGATTCCCCAACATGTACCCTTGTTCAAAAATGGTAATATACTTGGCAAAGTCACTAGAAATGCGATTGTCTGCTGCAGTCTCGTCTGTTTTAGCAGGTCGATACTTGATATTGTTGTCGCCTTTATAATAACGCTTCAGCTCTTTTAACCGTGGCTGTTGTTCTGCTTTGTGACGGTTTACGTAGCGTTTTAACTGTTCAATCCAGTTATCAGAACCGTATTCGATGATTTCGAAGTCTTCAGTCATCATCATAAATTGTTCGTTTGATCTACTGTCGAAACGTGTGCCGTTTAAAAATTTAACTTCCAATCTTACCTCCTGAAATAATAAGACGCATTCTTCATGCGGTCTTGTGTTGATTTTCTTTCAATGTGATATTTCTCTAAAGCGTATCGAATCGCATCGATGACATGGTTATTCGCATCGATGGGCTCGTTCAACCAATTGCCGTCTTTATCTTGCTTGTAGATGTATGTATCAAATTCTTCTATCGTCTTCTCGCAAGACGGATGGATATAGATTTTAAATTGCTTCATGAAGTCTATGCCAGCGTTTATTGAACCTTTGCCTTTCACAGACGCTTGTATTCTTCTGACGCCCTTAGATCTCAACTCTGCTATCAAGCGTTGTTCTGCGCTATCTGCTGTAATTTCAGCGTTTAACATATCGTTCTCAGCAATCATCTGGTAAATGTCTTCTGTGGTCATAGCGTGCTCGTAATGCTCTGCATATATCCACAGTTCCTTTTTATCCAAATCAACAGCAAGCCGTGGAAAAGTAGTCGGGTCGTGTGTGAAACCAAAGTCAAGGCCTGCAGCAGTCTCTCCTACTCGCTTAATCGTGTCCTGTATATCAAAATCAAGAACACTGTAATTCTCGAATACAAGCCCCTCAGCAACTCCCCATTCACCATCACAAACAATTCTAGCCCGTCTAGGATTCGTTTGGTACAAATCCTCATAACGTTTGATATCGACTTTGTCTAACCATTCGTTGCAACGATAAGTAGTCGTGAGCGATAGCGTATCTGCTCTCTGCGTCTCCTTATCAAAAAAGACACGTTTGAGCCAGTGCCTTTCGTTCCACGGGTTGAATGTAACCGTGATTTGTTTAAAAAAGTCAGGCGCGTCCAAGCTACCACGGATCGACTCGACGACCGTACTAAACTTATCTTCGCTTTCGATTTGATATGCTTCTTCGAACCATGCCCAGCAGAGTATCCCTACATCTACCGTGATAGATGTGATTTTCAACTCATCATCCAAACCGCGGAACAATATTTTCTGCCCTGTCTCTTTAACCGTTATTTCAGGTAAAGACTCGTTGAATTTGAATTTATGAGCGACCTTTAACTGATTAGCCGCCCACTTAAAATCCGTGTAAGTCGATTGCTTGTTTGTGTTTGAGTATCTACGCACTACAAGCAAATTAGCCCAAGGATATTTCAAGATACGCGTTATAAAGTTCAGCGCTGTCGTCTTTGATTTCTTCGAACCACGAGAGCCTTTCACTACGCGATAGAAATTCTGCGAACGCCAAAACTGGCCATAGCCTTTGCCAACCATTTTTGGGAGATCTACAACAATATCATTTGGCTTAATCTGGTATGTCTGATTCATTCGCAAACACCACCGTTCCAGCGACTTCGACCTCGGACTTATCCGTCCATTGATTCCGTTTTCGATTTTTTAACCAAAAAATTTGAGCCGTTGTGTTTGGTTTGCTGTACTTCTTAACAAGTACGACATCGCCTGCGTTTGTCACAGCCTCTTCTTCGTAAATAAACCCTATAGCTGATCTGTATAAAGCATTTTCTACCTCTCTATCAACAACATCCTTACCCTTCTTTAGGGCGGCCGAAAAGTCCGGGAATTTCTTCTTCCATTCCTTGAATGTTGAGTAAGACACTCCGATATTCTTTGCTATTTGCTCATCTATCAAACCATCTTTAGCCCAACCGTTTATCTTTATCAAACCCTCTTCGGTTAGCCATTCGGTGTACTTCGCCATTCTGACCACCTCCTAAGTTCATCAACTGAGAACAAATTCAATTCCAATATTTTTCCTAAAAATGCGGGTTTCATTCTCAATATCATTTTTGCAGACTTCCGCTTGTCAACTTTAGAATCACAAACTAAATAGCATTGCACAATGTTCAATAAGCAACTTCTTATCATTTCGTTATCGTTGTCTACATTTATTTCTTTCTCGTTTTCTTTGGCAACAAATTCCACAAATTGTTTTTGCTTCCTACTCAAAGAAACATTGAGATAAATATCTTTAATAACACCGTCACCACCTATTGTTTGGTTGTAGCCATTTCTGAAAGCATCATATTTCTCGACGTAGTATACTTCTAAATCACACAACTCTTTGTGGGATGTAGCAACGTCCAACTCATAAACTTTAAAGTTCTCTACTCCGTATTTCCTAATTGCTCTCCCGACATAAGATTCAGCCTTACAATGTTCTGTAAAACGTTCTTTTATTGTTCTGGTTGTAATGCCTATATATTTTTTGTTATTTAATACATTTTCTATACAATAGACATAACCAACTTTTTTTCCACTGATGATGTACTCGTCAGCGAATCTTTGTTGTTTTAAAGTTAATTTAGCGATTTTCCATCACCACCTTTCGACAAAATAAAAAGCCACTCATTGAGTGACTGTATGCGATAAGTGGGTGCCTCCCCCACCAGAGCCTTATATAGCGCTACTTTATCTCTGTCCTACAGGTTAATCAGCCTGAATCTAATTACCGCCCTGTACCCCTATTGTGATAGCTACTCACAGAGATACAATGGGAATTCCTGGAATCGAACCAGAAGAGGCGTTTTTTGAAAAAGGTTTTTGCGAGGTAACCATGAACACGAACATGAACAATTAAAAAATACATAAGGAGACTTAAGACCTCTCAACCATTATTCCCAAAATGCGCCCTAACCGCAAAGGCGCGATACTGTACGATTTTCTAAATTTTATTGTTTGCGGTTATGTAAGAGAGAGCCTGAAATCGCATCAGGTTAAAATCTACTATTCTCTCCCCGGAAGTTTATTTAAAGGAATTAGAACATCAAAGACCTCTTGCCAAATCTTTGATACTACCATAATATCACTTCTCAAGTGCCATTTGGTGCAAAGTGTGCAAGAATTTTTTTCTCCGCACTTTCTTTTGCATAAAAGATACTGCGACGGCTTAAGGGTAATTCTTTTTCAATTTCTTTGATAGAATGACCGTTTATGTAATACAAACGCATAACTAAATTTTCTATGGGATCCTGTAGAGATTCAATCACTTGAATCAATTCATCGCGTTCTGCGTACATTTCTTGAATCTCTTGATAAAGCTTTTCAGATTTATCGATGATCAGCACATTCAATTCTTCGGACCGATTCCCTAGGCTGCCCGCTTTAGGTTGATCCGTGTATTGTTGACTACGCAAAATCCCAGATTTCAAGCTGATAATTTCTTGATGTTTTGACTTCGCTTTGATGTCTATGTACTGTAATGCTTTCAATCTCTGTCTAATATCTATTGACACCTTCGCTCCTCCAAAAATTTTATTTCCTCATCACATCGTTTAACCTGCTTTTTTAACCAATCCCTGCGTTTGGATGCTACTTGCAGACCAAAATCCCTCTGCACAATAGCCATGTGCTCTGGTTCTAAATCTCTCAAATAGCATTCCTTCGCATGCTCTAGCTGTGCTATCTTATCCTCCAACATTGTTCCGCTCCGCTACTTCTTTCAAATTCTTAGCAATTTGTTCGTCAATCGTCTTGTCGAGCTTGTTCACTTGCTCGGTGATCTCTTCGTTTTGTTTTTCCAATCTAAACACTTTATCGTATAGGTTTTGATTCGCTTCGTACTGCTTATAAAATCCAAAGCAGACTACTGCGACGAATACGCACAGGATTAAGTAAGTAAACTTATTTAAAAATTTATCTGAGTTCATTTTAATTTTCCTTTCGTTCTATATAATTTTGATACATCATCCGTATCCACATGCCATCAATTTTTTCAAATTGGTCAAGAGTAAGATAATAAATCTGCTGTTCAAACCAATAAGCGAAATCTTCGAAATTATCGATCACAACAAAATTGTCATATATATTAGCATAGTAATTGTCCCCATAAAAATTACCAGAAATTGAGTAAACATAAAAGTAGTCTCTACGATGACTTTCTCGCTTGTATATTTTTAGTTTCATTTCTCTTTACCTTTTAAATAATCAGGCACATCATCACCGACTGAAATAGATTCGTACTGATCCTTGTTAACCAGATGCTTACCATAATGCCTGACTGTGACGTGATACTTGCCATTGATTGTTTCCTTGTGCGTTACTACAGGCTTATTAAATGCTGCCCCTGCGTAGAACGATACCACGCATGAGGCCAAGAAAAATATTAGTTTAAGCTCAGTCATGGTTGACCTCCAGAAGTTCTGGATTTTCAAAGATATTGCCGATTATTTCCATAAATTCATTGTTTTCACTCAAATCTAACTTTGAATTGTACCAAATATCTCTTCTAATCCATTTACCTTCTTCTATATCAAATTCGACAATTTCCCAAAAGTCCTCACCGGCATGTCCGAATAGAATATCTTTTTCAAAAATCTCCTTACAATTTTTGTCGAATAGTCCTGTAAATCGTCCAATTGTTTCTGGATTTACAGGACACCAAGAGCCGATAGTTATATACTGTTCGTTAGCTTCTATGACTTCGTTGACAATGAATGTTTTTCCATTATCTTCTATCAGGTATCCGTATTGCCATTGACCTTTGCTATTTTCGTCTATAGACAACCCTCTGTATGGATATATCATTTAATTACCTCCAATAAATCTGGATTTTCATAGATGTTTCCAACAACTTCAAATTCACTCATAATAGCGTTCGGATACCCACCGCCAAGATACAGATTGAAGCCTCGGTAAATTCTTATACTGCCAAAATCCTCTTCAACTTCCTGCGTCCCAAATGTAACCACCTGCCGTTTCCAGCCATTTGTTACCACATCCCCCTCGAAAATCTCTTTGCCGTTCTTGTCCTTGAGTCCTGTTGATTGCATGAGTTCGATTTCGTCTGCATCACGCATAAATGTAATAGCATCACCGATAAAATCTAGTTGACCATTGTCAAAATGGATCTCATCAACATCAATCATTTTCTTGTCATTTTTGAGCCACGCCCTAAATCTTGGAATCATTCTGTTACCTCCTTTATTTTTCTAACGTTTTGATTACATTTTCAATATGTTCTTTCTTTTCTTGCAACTCTTCCAAACTTTTGAGCTCTAATGCTTTTTTAATAATTTCAAGCTGTTCGATTTCTTTTTTAAACTTTATAAGTTCATCAACTTTGCGAGCATAATCCCTAAAATTATTTGCCCAGTCCCATTCTTCCCAGCCAAAAACTCTTACAATTTCTTGTTTTAAGTCATAGTATTTTCTTTCTAAATCTCTATTGACCATCGCTTGAGAATACATAATGTAGAATGTCATAGCTGAAATCAGCAAACAAGCAAAGAACATTCCCCAAAACATTAAATTTCCCATCACTCCACCTCCTCAATCTCAATCCCTGGGCAATCAAACACCCAGCCAAAGCCGGCTTCTTCCAGTTTCTTCTTTGTAAGTTTTGAATAAGCTTTACTGCTGTAAAAATAAATTGTATCTTCATCAGGATCTCTCATGATGTATTGACCGGATGCTTTTATTTTCACTTTGTAGCGTTTCTCTTTTATTAACAATTCAGGACTTTCCCAACGGTTCCCAATTTTTGAGTAGTATTGGAGAATGTCTCTTGTTATGTCTATTCTGGTATTTATTGTGATACCTTCACCAAACCATCTACAATTATCATAATCATATCTCACGAGAAAAATATATTCCTGCGCATTGTTTTTTAGAATATCTGCTTCAAAGATTTCATTGCCGTTTATATCTTCAAGTCCTGTTGACTGCATAAGTTCTATATCGTCCAATGAAATATTTTTTGGAGCTAAACAAACCTCTTTTATGCATTGTTCATTTTTGTCCCATGCTTGAAAATTTAGAATCATTCTTCCATCTCCTTTGGTGGTTTTGGATAACTCATCCAGAATACTGTGTCTTCATAAGTGTTTTCAAATCCAACACCGTTCCCGAAATCAATCCAGATATCAGTGGCTATCTCTTGGGTCTTTGGATTATATACAAGAACTTCCTCGTCTATTTCTGGAGTCTTACCTTCCCAAACAGAATCAAATCCATCCCCGAATATTTCTTTATCGTCTTCGTAGATATCTCTGGTTGTCAATTTATTCCATTCATAAAGTGCTACAGTTATGTCTGATGTTCTTTTTGCAGTAGCCATTTTTTACCCTCCAAATTTACTAAATGGCACATCCCATTGGTAATCATCGTATTTTCTGGTTTCATTTTTTGTTATTTGCCCATCGACTATCTCTATTTCTTGTGTAAATTGTAGTCCTTGTTCAAATACAAAGATCTTAATATCAACATTATATTTTTTAGAAAACTCTTGATAATTTTTGGGGATTACACGCCAAGCTTGTTTAAAATCATCTATTTCTATGATTTCAAAA